CTGTAGAGCAATGTTAAGACTAGCAAATGCAGGTAAGATATTTACAACCGATGAGGTAAATAAGATGAGTTCTTTAAATAGAGATTTTGGGCCAAGGGGTAATTCACCATACTCTAAACTAAGTTGGAAAGGGGGACCTAACTGTGTTCATTATTGGACTAAATTAGAAGTGTTTAAAGGAGAAACGGGGACTAAGGTAATCATTGCATCTAATACTCCAACAAATCGTAATGAGAATAATGCAATGAAGTCTAACAATAGAAATCAACCAGCACCTCAAGGTTCAACTAAGAATAACGCATATATTAAAAAACCTAAGAGTTGGAACTTTAGTTATGACGATGAAAAGAGAATTGTAACAGGACCCGTTATGATACCAAATAAGATGATATTACGTAGAGATGAAGATGGTAATCCATTCTACATTTATTTTACAAAGGAGACCATTAGAAAGATGTCTGAGAAGTTCTTTGCTAAGAATAAACACAACAATACTGATATCAACCACGATGAGAATATTACAACAGAAAATACCTTAATCGAAAGTTGGATTAGTGAAAGTATAAAACATGATAAAAGTTACAAGTACGGATTCGCATTACCGGAAGGAACGTGGTATGTTAGTTATAAAATCAATGATGATGAAACGTGGAACCTTATCAAAGAGGGAGAACTTAGAGGATTTAGTTTGGCTGGTGGATTTATTCAAAAAATGAAAGAAATTGACCCTGAAACAAAATTAAATGATATCAAAGATATTTTAAAACAAGTTAAATAATGTTAAAACAAATTATTAATGATAAAGTCATTCTGTTAAACAGTGGGGCTTTAACAGTATCGTTTATGAATGTGGAGATGGTCTTAAAACTATTACTACTAACTATATCTATAATCTATACCGCAATTAGAATATATAAGGAGGTATGTAAGAAAAATGACGAAAAATAACGTTTTTATATTTAAAACCAAATAAACAAATAAATTCTTAAAAAAATGACTGCACAAGAAGCACTTTACAAAATCAGAGTTATGTTAGGAGTAGAGGATGAGAAGAATGTATCACTCGAAACTGAAACAGAAACTACTGATATTGCACTTGCGGAAGCAACCTTAGTTGACGGTACAGTGGTATACACAGATGGTGAGTTGGAAGTAGGTAAGAGATTACTTATCAGAACTGAAGAAGGGGTCGAAAGTCCTTACGCACCATCAGGTATTCACGAAACCACAGACGGATTACTTATCGGTGTTGGAGACAACGGTGAGATAATGGAAATCTCCGAAGTAGCGGAGGAAGAAGTAGAAGAAGAAGTTATTGTCGAAGAAAAAGAACAGTTCGGTGATGACTTCATTAAACAAATTGTCGGAGCACTTTCTCCAAAGTTCGATGACATCCAAGCCCAAATAGATACTATGAAGGGTGAATTTAGCGAGTTTAAAGATGAGCCCGCTACGGATAAAATCAGAAACAATATCAACGCTTTAAACAAAGCTGAACATAGTGTTGCTGATGCTAGAATGAAAACCATTTTAGAACTCCGTAAACAATCTTACAATAAATTAAAATAAAAAACAATAATTATGGCTACAGGATTTGATGTAACAGCTATTGCGGGATATATAGACCAGGAGTCTTTTGGACTTATTTCGAAGTCTATCTTAGAAACCAATTTAGCATCTTTTATGAATGTCCGTGTTGGACTTCAGGGAAACTCAGTTGATATTCCCCTCTTAGACACTGATTTTGATGTACAGAACGGTGCAGATTGTGGTTGGAATGCTAGTGGTGATACCACTATTTCAGTCGTTCCAATGACACTAAAAAATAATAAAGTAAACGTGGTTCAGTGTGTTCAAACATTGAGAGACACTTTCTTCTCACAACAGTTAGCAGCAGGTGCTTACAACGGTGGTACTTCTATTCCTTTCGAGGAGTCGTTGGCAGAACACTTTGTAGGTAAGTTGCATAACTACAATGAGAACTTCATCATCAATGGTGACGGTGCTTACTCAGGTTTGACTGACATCTTGACAGTTGCTAACGGAACAGTTAGTGGAGCAAGTGCAACTCAGTGGACAGCTTCAAACGCTGTTGCAAACGCACAAGCTATGTACGCAGCTTTACCCGATAAGTCTTACACAATGGACGACTTAGTATTAATCTTGTCACCTCAGAACTACAGAGCGTTAGTCTTAGGTATCACACAAGGTAACTACTTCCATATCGAACCAGGTGCTACCAACGTATTCGTACCAGGTACACAGGTTAGAGCGGTCGCTTCAGGTGGACTTGTAGGTGATAATAAGAAGTACATGGGACCAACATCAGCACTCTTCATGGGTACTGACTTAACTTCAGACTTCGAACAGTTCAGATTGTGGTATTCTCAGGATAACGACGAAATGAGAGGTTTGATGAGATGGAGATTAGGTGTTGCGGTTTCTGAACCATCACTCTTCGTTGCAGAATTATAATAACAATAAACTACTTAAAAATTAAATAATATGGCATGTCTATTAAATACAGGGGCAACCCTCGACTGTAGGAGTTCGTTAGGTGGAATTAAGTCCGTCTACATTGGTTCTACAACAGGTCAAGACATATCTATTACAGCATCCACAGGTGTTGCAACAGCTCTAACCGCACAGGGAGGAACTATTGATATCACATCTGTAGCTGATTTAACAAGTAGTGGAATGTTTGAATTCCAACAACCTCGTCAAACTGCATCTCTTTCTGAGACTGGTGCATTTAGTGAGGAGAACGGAACAGCATTCTATACTCAAGTTGGAAGTTTAGTTGTTAATACATTAGAGGGTGAGAAGTTAAACACTCTTAATATATTAGGACAGAACACAAGACTTGTTGTTATATTCAAGGATGGTAACGATAGATATTGGATTCTTGGTAACGACACAGGTGCAATCGTAACTGCTTCAACAGCAGAAAGTGGTACCGCATTTGGTGACCGTTCAGGAATAACAATTGAGGTTACGGGGATATCTCCACAACCCATGTTTGAATTATCTATTAGCTAATTCAGATTCCTATATATAGTGAAATGGGGGAACGTAGTTGTTCCCCTTTTTCTTGCGCAGATAATGCATTTATTATATTTAAGGGTGTAAAAACAATGCACGAATGATATTTAACTTTGCAGATGACAGTAGAAACCTTGTTTTTAGGAAGGGTAGTAGTAGTGTAGATTACGAACAAGAACAATATTATTTATTCTTTAAAAGCAAATATTCTAATAATTACTTAACTAATATTACTCCGTTATATAGTGATGGATGGGATAGTCAATTATTTTATATTAGACTAACTAAGGTTGATGATAACGATAACTACATTAGTTTTAGTTGGGATAGAAACGATTATAATGGGGTTGGTGGAGTACTTCCAAGCGAATATGGTAAAGAAGATTTAGAGGGGTATTATAATTTAGAATTAAGAGGTACTAATTTATTTCCTATATTTACGAAACCTCTTGTTACAACATTATGTAAAGTTATAAATGATTGGAGTGATACCATAGATGTAAGTAATAAAGGCACCCGTGTTCAAGAAGATGGTGCAGAATATATATATTATAGACAATGAAAAATATAGAGATAGTTAATTTACAGGCATTAGATTTACCTGTATTCTCAGAAGTAAGAGGTAAGGATTGGGTCAGTTATGGTGCTGATAACCTATACCCTCAAAAATTAATTGAATTACAACAGACTTCAGCAATACATAATACATGTATTAATGCACAGTTAGATGCAATGATAGGTGAAGGTATCGCTTTAATTGGTGATGATTTTGTAAACCGTGAAGATGAAACATTAGAAGACATTTATAGAAAGATTTCTTATGACTTCCTATTGTATGGAGGTTTTAGTTTAAATGTTATATGGAGTAAAGGGGGTGATAAGATTGCTGAGATATACCATCTACCATTTGACAAAGTAAGGTCAGGTAAGATAAACGAAGAAGATGAGGTTACACATTACTACTACAGTTCTAATTGGGCTAACACAAGAAAGTACAAACCTGTTGAATATCCTATATACGATAAAACGAATACAAAGGGTGATAGTGCAAGTCAAATCTATTATTGTTACCAATACTCACCAGGTGTTGATTTGTATCCCCTACCTGATTATATAGGTGCAGTAAAC